ACGAGTCTGGATCATATTTACAACAGTTTCGGGAATGATTAAATCTGTTTCGGACAATGCCCGCTTGTTCAAAGAAGCTTTGGCAACATTTGCGTAAAATTCACGGACCTCCTCTTGATTTAAACGGTCTAACATTTGGCTGCGAGTTTCGTACTTATTCACTTTCATTCTTTCTTCCCCCTCAATAGGTAATGTTTTTGTTTGTTTTTGTACTGGTGCTGCAGATCGCTGAGTATTATCAGGAGCCTGTTGGTTCAATTGCTCAAGCTCACCCTCAAGCTCTTGAATCTCCGCATCAAGCTTTGATTTCTTTTCATCGTGTTCGGCTTTCTCACCTTCAAGCTTTTCGATTTCGCCTCCCACAGTTTCAACCTCGTCATCTTCCTTTGCTTCTTCGATTGCTTTTTCTAATTCGGCAGACCTGGTAGCAAATGTTTCTTCTTGCTTCGCCAGTTCAGCTAGCAAACTTTTACGTTGCTCGATTTTCTTAGCCAGCATGAGTTGTTTTAATGCCATTTTTCAATCGCTCCCTTAACTGTGATTTTTTTGTTTCCAACATGCGCTTTTTATCACGCTCGTAATCCGCTTTCCTTGCCTGTACTGATGTATCAGCATAAGCCGGGAAAGTCACGACAGATATTTCATGAAGGTCAATTTTCTTTAACCGCCATTTAATGCTGCCATCATCCCGAAATTCGGTTTGCTCTTCGAGGATATTGAAGCCAAAACTACACTGGTCAACATCTCCACGCTTCAATCGTTCATACAGATTCACTGCATCAGTATCGTTGTCATTGACCTTGATACTTCCCCACAGTCCTCTGTTGTCCACACGCAGTTGTAATGTGCCTGACTTCGTGCGTCCGAGAACTAGGTTAGTATCATGATTGATTAACGCTCTTACATCATTACTCAACGTTTCATTGAAAGCCGATGGATCAATTTCTTCGTAAGCACCTGGCCACAGTTCTGTTTCAGAATTGAATACAGCAAAATAACCTTCGATTACTTTTTCTTCCTGTTCTGCTCGTGTGGTCAGCTCACTCGGCAAGCTTCTTATTTGCCGTTCTGTTCCTTTAGTCATTGTTCTCACCGCCTTTCCACTCTCACGGATTTCTTTCACGCTGATGATTTTGTCATCAATGTAATAATCCGCATCCACTTTTCTCGGATCGCTGCCCCACCGTTCAACAGATTCTGCTAGATTCTCGTTGATGGCATCAAACTCTAATTCTTGCTCGTTACACCAATCGATAGCAGCTTGCAGATTGTCTCCTGTCCGGCAAGTCCAGAGGATGACTTTGTTTCCGTCATCTCGCAAGGCCTTTACATAATCAATCACTTCGGCAATGGGATTTCCGATGTCCGGGAATCGCCTTTCACAAAGCGTTCCGTCAAAGTCCACGGCATAGACTTTACTCATCTTCATCACCACCCTTCAACTTGCCCTGGTCTCCGATTTTGTCAGCCGGGATAAAGTTTTCTAAAATCACAAGCTTGTCCAGGTTGTCTTTAGGTGACAATCCAATCCAATCCCTGACTTCGTTTCCTTCCATCAGACCTTTGATGTACAGATTAGAACCAACATCTGCCAAGTCTTTCAGGTCATACGCAAATAAACTCCGAGGATTGAACTTGAAATAAAGTGTTTCGGAATATAACAGTTTCCTAGTCATTTCCTGTTCGAGTGATTTCGCAATCGGTAGAATAGTAGAATTAATAAAATTGTTATATTCATCTTTGTTATACGTTCCAACTCCAAGAAAAAAAGCCGGTACTCCGAATATCCCCGCTACCGTTTTCTTATCAATTTCCACTGCTTCATTTATGGCAATGTCAGTAAGCGACAAAGGTTTTACCTGTTGAACATCCAGTAAGTCTGCCGGGATAATCCACGGTTTGCCCGCTTTACTTGATGACAGGTATTTGTCATAGACTTTATTTCGGCCGTCCTCACTTGCAAGCTCGGCTGTCATAGCGTCAACCTTTACGATAAGCGAAGGCATATATTTTCCACTCATAAATTCTTTCTTTGTCGCTGTGGCTTGCTTTAAGTTGTTGGTGATTTCCTTTAAGACAACCCTGTAACCTTGCCCTATATAAGGCTTGTCGGGGTCTGGATTAATCACGAAGTGTAATACTTCATCGTGTTTGTATGCTTTATCTCCATATCCCACAAGGTAGGAGTTAGACAAGTCCGTGAATCGTACCTTTGACGGACTGAGAGGAATTAGATCATCAATCAAACCATCCTTGAACCTGGGATAAACAACGCTATTTCCTTCACCGGCAAGCAGCAAAGTATTGACGATGTTATAAACCCAGTTCTTTCTTGTCATTAACGAATAGGGATTAATGTCTATTTTCCTTGATAACGCATTTTTAACTCGGATATCACCATTGTCTGTATTCTCCATTAAGTGAATCGTCATGGATGAAACAAGATCCGCTATTTTGTGGACTGCAATTTTCACTTCTGGATTGTCTGATAGTTTCGTATAGCCAGGCACACACAAAGTATCATAAGCATCGGTTGATAAAAACCATCCCATTGCATCTGTTGTGGTAGACTCAGCTCGTTTCTGTCCTCGATTGTTCCACCAATCTCTTATTCCCATTTACTCACCTCCTCCATTCAGCCATCTGGATGCTGACTGTGCCTTCTCCATATTCTCAAGCATACGAACCGCACCGAAAACACTAGCATCGAATAAGTCAATCCTCATTTCCGGCATTACTTTTTCGTACTGAATCATGTCATCCACTTTTTCAATGGCTCGGACATTCTGCAAACAGTATTCATAAGCCTGTGAATGGAGATAATAAAAATTCCCATCCTTCGCCTTTTGTTCAATTCGCCTGAACCCTTGTGACTTCTTGTGGAAGTATTGAGGCTGATCCACAATATTGAATCGGTTCTTTTTCATGTTCAAGAAAAATTCTTGTCCAAACTTTCTATCAAAGCCAATTTGCTTGATATTAAAACCTTTGTTTCTCATGGTCACAAACCATTTAACTAGCAAGTCCTGGTCTACTGTTGGTGTGTTAGCCATCGTAAGCCAGCCATCATCCTTCCATCCAAAGAGAGGGATATTGTCCTCTTCCGCTTTCACATAAGCCTGAGTGATAGGGAAGAATGCGTGAGTGATAGCGATATCCACATCTTTGTAACGGCCATATAAGGCAGTAGCGTTTAAGTCATGTAGCTTTGCCATATCACAGCCACCAAACCATTCAATCGGCAATTTCGCCAATTGGTCAAGTGTCCATGAATATTTTTTATCGCTGTTCTTAAATTCATCTATATTGAAATATGCCTTCATTGCTGAAGTGTATATGTTCAAACTCTTTGCAAAGAAATCTTTCCGCTGCTGTGGATCGTTCTGCGCTTGCCTGGCATCGTTTAAAATATCCTCCGGCCTGATGGTCACGTTATAGTTTGGATTCGCTTTCTCATGCTCGATAGGGTTTGTATAATCTACATCCCCATTTTCATCTTCATCAGCTTTTGTGATGAATACAAAGTACGCTTCATCCTTCACTGTGCCTTCAAGGATTTTCTGGCAATACTTCAAACGGTTATAGCAGAAACTATTCATGTTATCCCCAGCAGTTGTAATGCCAATCATCAACTTATTTGTATAAGCCTTCATCGCTTCTTTGATGATGTTGTATTGCTTCGGAGTTTTATAAGCGTGTAGCTCATCAGCTATGCCCACGTTACAGTTCAGTGAATCCTGTCTGTCAGGGTTAGCCGCCAATGCTTTAATGTATAGCGAGCCATCGCCTAAATCACCGCTAATGCTGTGGTCTTGGTTATTGTCGAGGATTCTGAAATTCTTATCCTCGCCCATTTCTCTCAGATTAAAATTGATATAGTTGAAGCTCTGTAAAGATTGTTCCAAGGCAGCACCGACTATATAAATCTTTGAACCTGATTTTCTCTCAAGCAGAGAGAGCGCCCATGATAAGGCAGCAACGAAACGAGTCTTACCGTTTTTTCTCGGCAAAAAAATAAACGCTTCTTTATAGCGCCTGATGATGGAGTCCTTATAATAAAAACCTAGCAAATTATAAATGATATATTTCTGCCATGGCTCCAATAAAAAAGGCTCACCCCT